GGACCTGCTGGTGATCGACGCGCCGGCACTCTACGTGCGGCGCGACACGGGCGGTGACGTCTATGCGCTCGAGGTCGTCGACGGCGCCACGGTGAAGCGCGTCCTCGACGCGCGCGGGCGCACGCCGCTCCCGCCCGATCCCGCCTATCAGCAGATCCTCAAGGGTCTGCCGTTCCTCTGGGCCTGCCGGCTCGGCATCCTCGACGGGGCGGAGCTGCAGCTCGAGCGCGCCTTCATGCCGCCGCCCGCGCAAGGCGTCTATCCGCCGCTCCTCGCCTCGGTCGGAACCGTGATCCTCTTCGTGGGCCGCGTCGCCGAGGTCGACCTGGGCCGCAGCCTCGCGACCTTCAACGTCAACAGCCACCTCGAGCTGCTGAACCTGCAGCTCCCCCGCAACCTCTTTCAGTCCACCTGCGTCAACTCGCTCTACGACACAGCCTGCGGCGTGTCGCGCGCGGCCTATCAGGTGAGCGGCGCCGCCGCGACGGGCTCGACCCCCTCCGTCGTCAAGGCGACGCTGACGCAGGCCACGGGCTGGTTCGATCAAGGCTCGATCGCCTTCACGAGCGGCCAGAACACGGGCTTCGCCCGCACCGTCAAGAGCTACACGGCCGGCAGCCCGGGCACGCTCTCGCTGATCGCGCCATTCCCCTTCGCGCCGGCCGCGGGCGACACCTTCGTGGCACTCCCCGGCTGCGACAAGACCACGGGCCCGGGCGGCTGCCCCAAGTTCAACAACCTCGCGCGGTTCAAGGGCTTCCCCTTCGTGCCGATCGTGGAGACGGCGCTCTAGGAAGCTGTCAGCCGTCAGCTATCAGCTATCAGCTTTCAGCCGGGAGACCTCGCGCATGACTTCTGAAGCGTCGCAGCGCGCCGCCGTCGTCGCGGAAGCGCGGACCTGGCTCGGCACGCCCTATCACCACATGGGCCGGGTCAAGGGCGTGGGCGTCGATTGCCTGACGCTGCTGATCTGCGTCTACGAGAACGTCGGTCTCATCCCGCCCACCGCGGTCGAGCACTACCCGATCGACTGGAACCTGCATCGCGAGGCCGAGCGCTACCGCGACGGCGTGCGCCGGTTCGCGCATGAGATCCCGGGCCCGCCGCTTCCGGGCGACGTGGTGCTCTGGAAGTTCGGCCGCTGCTTCAGCCACGGCGCGATCGTGATCGAGTGGCCCCAGGTCATCCACGCGCACATGCACAGCGTGACCCGCATCGAGGATGCCGAGGCCGCGGCCTGGCTCAAGTTCATCGGCGAGGGCCCCCGCGAGCATCGCGGCAAGCCGAGGCCGCGCGAGTTCTACTCGCTGTTTCAGAAGCCAGAAGCCAGAAACCAGAAACCAGAGGGGGACGCGGGATGATTGGAGACCTTGCTTCTGGCTTCTGGCTTCTGATTTCTGGTTTCTGACGCATGTCCTTCGGTGGAGGAAAAGGCGGCTCATCCCAGGCCGCGCAGACACCGGCTGCGTCCGGCCTCGACATCCAGACCTCGGTGCTGGGCCGCGCCGTCGCGCTCTCCTACGGCGCGACGCGCGTCGCGGGGAACCTGATCTGGTACGGCGACTTCGTCGCGATCCCCCAGAACTCGACGCCGCCCGGCGGCGGCAAGGGCGGCATCGGGGGCGGAAAAGGCGGCGGAACGGGAGCGCAGAGCTTCGTCTACCGGACCGGCGCCGCGATCGCGCTCGGCGAGGGGCCGATCGCGGGGATCGGACAGATCTTCGTCGACAAGCAGCTCATGACGCTCGCCGAGCTCAACCTGTCGCTCTTCGCGGGAAGCTACACCCAGGCGCCCTGGGGCGTGCTCGCCACCAAGTTTCCGGACCAGGCGCTCAACTACCCCGGGATCGCCTTCGTCGCGGGCGACCCGATCGATCTCGGCAGCACGCCGAACCTGCCCAACGCCAACTTCGAGGTGCAGGGCCTGCTGTTCGGCACCGCGCCCAACGGGATCGACGCGGACCCCTCGCAGGTGATCGCCGATCTCCTGACCAATCCCAACTACGGCGCGGGCTTCCCCGCGGCGCGGCTCGGCTCGCTCGCGACATATCGGAGCTACGCGCTCGCGACCGGGCTCTGGATCAGCCCGGCCTATACCGACCAGTCGAGCGCCGCGACGATGCTGGACGAGATCGCCCGCAACACCAACAGCGCCTTCGTCTGGACGAGCGGCCAGCTCGTCCTCGTGCCCTATGGCGACGAGGCCGTCACCGGGAACGGGTTCAGCTACGCCCCGCCCGCGGCGCCGCTCTACGACCTGACCGACGACGACTTCCTCGAGAACACCAATGCGACGGGGTCGAGCGGGACCAACACCGATCCCGTGCTCGTGACGCGGAAGCGCCCGGCCGACGCGCTCAACAACATCAAGCTCGAGTACCTGAACCGCGCGAACCAGTACAACCCCGAGGTCGTGGAGGCGATCGACCAGGCCGCGGTGGACCTGTTCGGGCGCCGCTCCGACGGGTCGCGCCAGGCGCATCTCTTCTGCGACGGCAACGCGGCGCGGCTCTCGGTGCAGCTCCAGCTCCAGCGCGAGGCGGTGCGCAACCAGTATCAGTTCACGCTGGGGCAGCGCTACATCCTGCTCGACCCGATGGACATCGTGACGCTGACCGATGCGGCGCTCGGGCTCGACCATCAATGGGTCCGCATCATCGAGATCACCGAGAACGACGACGGCACCTTGACCGTGACGGCCGAGGAGTATCTCGTCGGCACGGGCCACGCCCCGGTCTATGCGTTCGGCGGCGGCGCGGGCTACGCGGCCGACTACAACGCGCCCGCGCCCGATACGAACCCGCCCTTCATCGTGGCGGCGCCGGTGGCACTCGCGCAATCGGCGCAGGGCCTCGAGCTCTGGGTCACGCTCTCCGGGCCCGAGGGCTGGGGCGGCGCGGAGATCTGGGGTGCCTCCGACGGGAGCGAGTACAAGCTCTTCGGCAAGAAGGTCGGCGCGTCGCGCCAGGGCGTCCTCGTCGCACCGCTCCCGGCCGGAGCAGATCCCGATCAGAGCGACACGCTCGCCGTCGATCTCTCGATGTCCGAGGGCGAGCTCCTCTCGGGGACCCAGGCCGACGCCGACGCGTTCCACACGCTCTGCGCGGTCGAGGGCGAGTTCCTGAGCTACCGCACCGCTGCGCTGACCGCGGCGAGCCGGTACGGCCTCAGCTATCTCCGCCGCGGCGCCTATGGCACACCGGTCGGGAGCCACATGGCAGGATCCCGGTTCGCGCGGCTCGACGGCTCGCAGATCGTGATCCCTTACACGGCCGACCAGATCGGCAAGACCCTGGAGCTCAAGTTCCCGGCCTTCAACATCTGGGGTGGCGGGGCGCAGACCCTGGCCGAGGTCGATCCCATCAGCTTCACGCTCCCGGCCCCGCCCGTGCCGCCGAACGTGCAGAACTTCAGCGCGACCAACAACGGCGAGGTCGTGGCGTTCCGCTGGGACCAGGTCGCGGACAACGCGATCGCGGGCTACGACCTCCGCTACGCGGCGCTCGGCGTCTCGACCTGGGAGCAGATGATCCCGCTCACCGAGGCCAAGAAGGGCACGGAGATGACCAACGCGAGCGTCGCTCCCGGCACCTGGGTCTTCGCGATCCGCGTCCGCGACGTCGCGGGCCAGCTCTCGCCGCAGATGGCGACGCAGGTCCTGCAAGTCGTCAACACCAACCCGCTCCTCTTCTCGGCCCCGCAGGGGCCGGGGTGGGGGAATCTAGGCACGCTAGATTAGGCGTTCTCCTTATTGTGGTATCGCGCCGGCCCGCATGCTATGAAGCGCGCGGCTGGCGGCGATGCATCAACTCACGGAACAAGATCGAAAATTCTGGGGTCCGATCCCCACCGTACTGGCATGGGTCGCCGCCTCGATCCCCGAGGGCGCACGGGTCCTGGAGGTCGGACCGGGAATCCAGCCGTTCCCGCGGGCGACGGTCTTCGTGGATTGGATCGCGCATCGGCCGTTCCCGACCGGGCAGCTCGTACAGTGCGACTTCCAGCGCGAGCCGCTGCCCTTCGACGACAAGGCCTTCGACTTCGTCTACTGCCGGCACGTGCTGGAGGACTTGTTCGACCCGTTCTGGCTTTGCGACGAGATGTCCCGCGTCGCACGCGCCGGATACATCGAGGTCCCGTCTCCTCTCAGCGAGATATGCCGGGGCGTCGACGGCGCGTCGCCAAGCTGGCGCGGGTACCATCACCATCGCTACTTCGTGTGGAACAGCGGCGGAGAGCTTCGCTTCCTCTCGAAATATCCGGTGGTCGAGCATCTGCAATTTGGAGACGAAGCCCGGATCACTGAGACCATGCGGGCCGGCCCGTTGGTCTGGAATGCCTACCTACGGTGGGAAAACCGGATCGACTACAGGTATCTGCAGCACGACATCGACTATCACGTCACCCGGAATTACGGTGATCGAATCCTCACGGCCGCAAACGAGAGCCTGGCCGAGACGCGTACCTTCGCCGCGCTTCTGAGCGCCTAGCCGTCGGCGTCACTTCTTCGACTGCGGAGGCGATCCGGTCTACCGCGTTGCGTCGCGTTACTGCAAGACCCCAGCATGAACCCGCTCTTGCTCTCGGCACCGGAAGGGCCGGGGTCGAGCAATCTCGGAGTCCTCGCATGAACGAAATCACCATCCCCATGGAATTGCTCGATCAGCCCGTGAATTGGCGCGACGAAGCGACGGTTCGCAAGCACTTCCCCGGCGCTGTCGTGACGATCAATCCGCCGGGGCAGATGAACATCGAATTCGTCGCGCGCGGCCCGGTCTATGTGAGTGATACCGAGACGCCTATAGCCTCTCGCGCCATCCTCGCCTGCTACACGCGCGAGCCCCCGCCGGACTGGGACGGGGATCCTCTGGCACCTTCATCTGGTGAGGTGACGTGATGGCCGGTTACGACGCGCTCAAGACCGAGATCGCGACCGATCCGCTCGGTCACGGCTATGCGGGAATGACGGACGAGGCGCTGGCCGCCTCCCTTTCCGCCGTCGATCGCGATGGACCAAAAATCGACGTGCCGATCTCCGCGGTCGAGGAATTCTTGCTCGTCAACGGCCTACTCGCCGGCATCGAGGCGCTCGCGGTGGCGAGGCCGGTCACGCTGGCCTCCGCGGCGGCGCGAAGCCTGACCGGCTTGATCCATTCGACGCGGCTCACCGGGATCACCATGACCGATCCAGCGACGGCGACGCAGGTCGAGGCAATGCTCGCCGCGCTCACCGGCGCCAGCGTGCTGACTCAGAGCCAGGGCGACGCGCTGCTCGCGCTGGCGTCTCCCAAGATCAGCCGCGCCCAGGAAATCGGTTTCGGCCCAATCGTGATGGCGCCCGACCTCGACCACACCAGGAGGCTCTGACATGTCCGTCTCTCACGCGAGTCTGTCCATTACCACCAGTGCCACGATGACGGCCGGGACCGGCGCTGGCACGGCGATCGGGAACACGATCACGAACACGCTCGGCCTCGGCATCCTCGTCCAGACGCCGTGGAACATCGGCGCGACGACGCTGACCGCGCAGGGCACGCTCACCTACGACACCTCGGCGGATGGCACGAATTGGAACAGCCTTTTCGCCGTGACGACGGGAACCACGGCCAACAGCTCCGGCGTATTCAACGCGATAATCCCTAAGGAGGCGATGTACGTCCGCCTCACCGGTGGCGGCAACACCGGGCAGCCCGTCACCATCGGCGTCTCGATCGGCCAACAGCTCCTGACCGCCGCCTAGGCGATGGCGATGCAAACGCCCTTGCTCGCCAAGCCGCTGCTCACGCCGCTCGGCCCGGGGAATCGCTCGCTCGCGGCCGGGCTCGAATGCCTGCTCGCATGCAACGAGTTCGACGCGGGGTCGATGACGGACCTGCTCACCGGCACGGCGCGCGCGGTGACGGGGTCTCCTTCGGGCTCCCCCGCGATGGCGCTGGGTCAGGTCGGCCGCTGCTTCAACGCGCCGACGCAGGGTACGGGCGGCACCGGCTGGAACTGGCCGTCGCGTCTCATCTCCAACAGCCTCCGCTACACCGTCATGGCGGTGGTTCGCTGGACCGGCTCTGACGGCGGCGGATTCGATGGGTTCTGGGGCGTCGGCAATTCGGGCAAGGTCTTCAACTTTCTCGGCTCGAGCTCCGGCTCCGGCAGCTTCGTCTACAAGGTGAACTACGGCACGACCGTGTCGCTGACCGGCCCCGCGAAGGACACGAGTTCGGTCCACGTGCTGTTCGGCGTGACGCGCGGGTCGACGGCGCACGAATTCTGGATGGACGGTGCGCTGATGGTGTCGAGCGCGTCCAACACTGGCACGACCATCGCGAGCCGAACGCTCGGCATGATCGGCGGTGCGTCCGGGCAGAACGGCCAAGGCGCCGAGCACTACCTCGACGCCGCCTGGGGCCGCGACCTCTTGCCGGCCGAGATCGCCGAGCTCACCGCCGATCCCTGGCAACTCGTGGACTTCGGCATCGCCGCGGATTCTTGGATGGGTGCCACAGCGGCCGCCTCCCCGTATCCCTTCCCCTACCGCTCCCGCGTCTGGACCGACTTCCGGCTCCGGCGCTGATCCCGCGCCGCCTCGGCGGCGTCCTCTCAACTCCGAAGGAAAGATCGCATGGCTCGCAGGTTTAGCGCGTCCGTGGCCGCCGTCGCCGTCAGCACGGTGCCGCAGGACTTCTTCCAGATCACCGCCCCGGCCTCGAAGGTCATCAAGATCCACGAGGTCCGGATCAACCAGGACGGCTCGACCACCTCGGCCCAGGTCAGGGTCCGCGTCTCGAAGCTGACCGGCACCGTGACGAACGGCTCGGGCGGCTCGACGCCCACGGCGGCGCAGGCCGAGACGGGCGACGGCTCCTCGGGCGCCACGCTCCGCGCCAACAGCACGACCCAGGCCACGACCTCCGGCACGAAAACGACCTGGCTCAGCGATGCCTTCAACGTGCTGGCGGGCTGGCTCTGGACGCCGACGCCCGAGGATCAGCTCGTGCTGGCGCCCAACGAGACCTGCGTGATCGAGATCATCGCGGGCACCCTCACCAATGCCGACGGCACGGTGATCTGGGAAGAGATCGGCTGATAGGGCGGGGCGGGCGTGGCACAGGGAATCTTCAGGCGACCGCCGCAGGTCAAGCGGCCGCCGCGCAAGCTCCCGGCCGCGCTCGTCCCGGCCCCACCCGCCGCTGCACCGCCCCTGCGGCGCCGAGCGGCGCCGGCGTGGCTGTTCCGCAAGCGCCGTCCATCTCGGCGGCCACCGCCGCGCAAACTGGCGCCGGCCCTCATCCTATCCGTCCCCGCATCGCGTCCACTGACGCGCCGCCGGGTACGAGCGGACCTGTTCCGAAAGCTGCTACGCCGCCGGCGGGTCGCGCGCCGCCTCGCCCCGCAGCTATTCGCCGCTCCCGCATTCCCGGCGGCGCTGTTCCGGAAGCGGCCCCGCCCCGCGCCTCTGCTGCTGCGCCCGCGTCGCCGTCGAGCGCCGCCGCGGCATGTCCTTGCCGTCGCACTGCTGCCCGCCGCGCCCTCGGCCGGCGCTGCGTCGGGCTGGGTCTATCACTACTCCGGCGTGCTCATCCCCGACAGCGCGAGCCTCGCCTCCGCGGACACGGGCTTCGCGATCTTCGACAATTTCGTCTGGAACCCCGTGGCGCAGGGGATTTACGAGGCGCCGGGCTTCCCCCTGGCCAAGGAGGCGCTGGTCCGCGCCTACGCCTCGGAGCAGGCGCAGCTCGGGCCGGGCACCACGGGCAAGATCAATCCGATCCTGCAGATACGGTATTCGCAGAGCGCGTCGCAGGACCCCCTGATGTGGACCGCGGAAGGCAACCCGATGTGGGCCGCCGATCCCACCACCGCGATGTGGTCGGGCCTCTCGCCCTGGCAGAACTGGACCAAGGGCCAGTTGCAAACGACCTTCGTGCAGCTCCGCGTGATCTTCAATTTCGCGGACGGGCTCCCGGTGCTGCAGCAGTTCGTGCCCGTCGTGGACCAGCCGTTCCTCAGCGACAGCGGGAAGGCCGTCACGGTCGCGCCGGGCGGCACGCCCGTCGCCTTCGCCAACCCGAATTTCCTCAACCCGCCCGTGGTGCATCTGAGCATCGTTTCGGTGAATGGCGACACCGCGGGCTTCTGGTCGGCCTCGCCCGTGAGCGCCACGGGCTTCACCGCCCACATCTTCGACCACACCGGCGCGGATGTCGGCGGCGTCGTGGATTGGTCGGCGAATACGTAGCTCTCAGCTATCAGCCGTCAGCTATCAGCCAACAAAGGAAACTCCATGCGCTTCCTCGTCCGCGCCCTCTTGGCCGCGACCTTCCTCGCCTGCGCCGCTCTCTCCGGCGCCGTGCTCGATCGCTCCTTCATCGCTCCGGCCCAGGCGCAGGTCTCGTGTCCGACCGCGCTGCCGCCCGCGATCAGCTTCACCAATGCGACGGCGACGCAGGGCCAGTTCAAGACCAGCCTCACCAACATGGTCGCGTATCTGACCTGCTTGCTCGGCACGGATGGGAGCGCCGCAACGGCGAAGACCGCGCTCGGCCTCGCGCCGGTCGCGTCGAGCGGGTCCTACAACGACTTGAGCAACCTGCCGAGCCTCGCGCTCGGCGGCGACGTGACGGGCGGGATCGGCGCCAACAGCGTCGGCAAGATCCAGGGCCGCGCCGTCTCCCCTGCCGCGCCCACGAACGGCCAGGCGCTGGTCTACGTCGGCGGCACGAGCCTGTGGACCCCCACCTCGCTCGCGGTCGTGGCGACGACGGGGCAATACAGCGACCTGATCGGCGCGCCCACCTCGTTCAATCCCACGGGTGCGGCCGGCGGGTCGCTAAGCGGGACGTATCCGAACCCGTCGATCGCCAATTCTGGCGTCGCGGCCGGGACCTATGCGCTGCCGCCTCCGCCCTGCGATTCCGGCACCACCCTGCACGAGATCACCGTGAGTGCCGACGGCCGCATCACCGCGATAACAACGAGCACGGCGCCTAGCTGCGGCGGCGGCGGGGGCGGCTGATGCCGCAGCAGCGCACCGACGCGACGAGCCAGACCGGCCCGGCCTACAAGGCCGCGCTCGACGCCAGCACCGCCGCGCTCGCGGGGATCTGGGGCAAGCGCCGCAACGTCAACGGCTCGTGCCGGATGAACCAGCTCGTCGCGGCCGTCGCGATCTCCACGTCCTGGCAATACGCGCTGGACATGTGGGAGTTCCGGATGGCGACCAGCGCCGCCTCCGGCAGCTTCGGCCAGATCGTTGACGCGAATTTCCCGGGCGGCCTGGCGCTCGGCACCTCGGGGCTCGGCACCTCGGGCGCGGTCCAGATCGGGTTCCGCACCAAGATCGAGAGCGCGCTGGTCCGCGACATCGGCAACGGCGCCGCACCCTTCAAGTATCCGGTGTCGGCACCGGCCAACAGCTACGTCGCGATCTCCTGTCTCGCCTATCAGGACAGCGGCGCCGCGGTCGCGGTCACGCTCAAGGTCCTCGCGGCCGATGCGCCGGACAATTTCGCCGCCATGACCAACTCGGTCGCGGGGAACGCGATCGCTCTGCCCTCGGGCGCGGTGACGCGGCTCGTCTGGGACGGCGCGGCCAACGCGATCCGCGTCGACAACCTCACCAACGGCACCAACGGGCTGTGCATCGAGCTCGACTTC